ACACCGTACCTAAGTTTGCTATGGGCGGGGAAGTTCGTCAGGGGGATGTCCGTGACAACTCCAAACGTGGAAAGTGTTACTAATGACTACGATTATGATCAGTGTGCTTCCTGACGGGATGCCTGTAGATAAAATGGAGAGTGATGACGACGGCAAGAGTTGTCCGCTCCCAACGCAAGATGACGAGCTAAACGCCGCTAATCGTGAGATAGCGGTTGAGGAATATGGGTATCGTGAGCCCAACAGTTCGGTCGCTTTTCGCAATGATGAGAGTTGCGGAACGTGTGGGATGTACAATCAGACTGAGGATATGCAGGGTTGCATTGGGGATGAGTCTGGGGACACGGGCTATTGCCAACTACTCAAGTTTGTGTGTAGTAGTGAAAACACATGCAACGAGTGGGTAGAGGGTGGTCCAATCACATCTGACCTACAAGAGGAATACAAGGATATCCTATAATGGATGTTGTCGACTTCGCAAAATATGTGTATAGGTTGTTGAGGGAGCGTGAAGAAGACATTGCTCGCTCTTTAGCCAACGGGTCTGCTAAAGATTGGGAGACCTATAAAATGATGGTGGGAGAGATACGGGGACTCTCTTTTGCCAAAGAAGAAATGAAGTCCCTGCTGGAGAAAAACGCTGACGATGTCGAAGACCTTATATCTTCCTGATCACGTCGCGCAGAAAATAAATAAGGAAAGAAGCTCTGACACGTCAGACGTTCCTTCTTTAGAAAGCGCGTATGTCAACGCTGACGAGCGGGTGTTGGATCCCTCGCTCCTCGAAAAGCCCCTTCTTGAAAGATTACCGCAGCCTACAGGATGGCGTATGCTGGTAATGCCTTATCAGGGAAAACTCAAAACAAAAGGCGGCATTCACTTACCTGACGAAGTTCGGGAAAGAGAATCTGTAGCTACGGTTGTTGCATATGTCTTGAAGCTAGGGCCGTTGGCCTATGGTGACAAAGACAAGTTTGGCGAGCCGTGGTGCAAAGAAGGACAGTGGGTTTGCATCGGTCGCTACTCAGGTTCTCGATTTAAGATCGAGGGTGGAGAGGTCCGGATTATTAACGACGACGAAGTAATTGCAACCCTAATGGAGCCCGATGATGTCAAACATGTCTGAAGAAACTGAAACCGAAGAGATTGAAGTAGAGATTGAAGACATCGCTTCGGAAGAGCCTGCAAAAGAGGCGGCTCCTGAACCAGAGGTATCTGTTCAGGAAGAGCCTGAACCGCAGCAGGTTGAGGCCGCGGAGGATAGCGAAGAGTTAGACGACTATAGCAAGGGTGTTCAAAAGCGAATTAAAAAGCTGACGGACAAGTATCGCAAAGAAGAGCGCGATAAGCAGGAAGCCTTGCGGCTATCTTCACAGTTAATGGAAGAGAACAAGAAGATGAAGGATCGTCTTCGTCTTCTCGACCGAGGTTATGTGCAGGAATATGGCAACCGCTTAAACATTGAGATGAACTCTGCAAAGATCCAGTACAAGGATGCAGCGGATCGAGGTGACAGCGATAAGATGCTGGAGGCGCAAGAAAAGCTGTCTCGTTTAAACAACGAGATGGAGCGTCATCGTCAGGCGAAAGCGCGGGTTGAACGTGAGGCTAAACAGCCGCAGCAACCTCCATTGCAGCCGGGACAACCTGTTGCGCAAGCACAACCAGCCCCACAACAGCAGGCTCCGCAACCGGACCCAAAAGCTGTAGCGTGGGCCGAGAAAAACGAGTGGTTTGGCACGGATAGATTACTTACATCTGCCACATATGCCATCCATGCAACACTTGTCGAAGATGAGGGGTTTGACCCGAACGGCGATGAGTACTATACTGAAATTGACCGTCGTCTTCGTTCGGAGTTTCCGAACAAGTTTCAAACGGTTAAGAAGTCGGGAAGTGGAGCACCTGTCGCCTCGGGGAACTCCTCTGCATCTCGCAGCACTAAACAGGGGCGCAGGTCGGTGAAGCTAACGCATTCTCAAGTTGCGATTGCAAAGAAGCTAGGCGTACCGCTTGAGGAATACGCAAAGTTTGTAAAGGATTGAGAATATGGCTAATAGATCACCACGCAAGACTACAACGCGGGACACAGACTCGCGCAGAAAACCATGGGCACCGCCCAGTCACCTTGAAGCACCTACGCCACCAGATGGGTATGTGCATCGTTGGATACGAGTTGCAATGCGAGGCGAAGAGGACAAAATGAATGTCAATGCCAAGCTGCGTGAAGGATGGGAACCTGTCCGGAAAGATGAGTATCCAGACTATGAGGCTCCGACTATTGACGATGGTCGATATGAGGGCGTTATAGGTCAAGGCGGATTGATGCTGTGTCGACTCCCTGTTGAAACGGCTCACGAAAGAACTGAATATTACGGGGGCAGAACCCGCGAACAGATGACTGCCGTAGATCAGGACCTTATGAAGGAACAACATCCTTCGATGCCGATAACTAATAGTCGGCAAAGTCGTGTATCGTTCGGAGGTTCTCGTAGAGACTCCGACTAATTGAAAGAGGATTGCTACTATGGCAAACACTAACGGTGCCTTCGGACTTCGTCCGATTGGTGTAGTCGGTCAGGCTGCAAACACCACTGGTGCGACCGAGTATCGTATCGCCTCTGGAAACACTAACGCGATTTACCAAGGTTCACCCGTAATACCGCTGTCAACAGGCTTTATTGATATTGTTGGCGCGGCTGCTGGTGGAACGGTAGGTCTACTTGGTGTGTTCTGGGGATGCGAATATGTATCGTCGACCACTGGTGAGAAAGTTTTCTCAAACTACTGGCCCGGGTCAGGCGCGGATTCTAATCATCCCGTCAAAGCCTTCGTGTATGACAACCCAATGCAGACATTTGTTATCTGCTCAGACGCTTCACTGACTAGCGAAGCAACTGCGCAGGGTCATGTGTTCGCAAACGCAAACTTTGCGGCTGCTACTTCAGGCTCTACAGCCTCTGGTATTTCATCTGCTAAGTTGGGTGTTAGCACAATCGCCACCACTGCTGCATTGCAACTGCGTATCATGGGCATCCAAGATGACCCTGAGAACAGTGACTTCACAGCGGCTGGTATCCCTGTAATTGTTCGATTGAATAACAGCTTCAACTCCGCCAACGGTGCGATTGTTGCTGGTACTCCGTCGACTACTGGCGTTTAAGGAGGTCTAAAGAATGGCTATTTCTCGCGCACAACTAGCGAAAGAGCTAGAACCGGGCCTCAACGCGCTGTTTGGTATGGAGTACTCTCGGTACGAAAACCAACACGCGGAAATCTACACAACGGAATCTTCAGATAGAGCATTTGAAGAGGAAGTGATGTTGAGTGGGTTCGGCGCAGCACCAACCAAATCGGAAGGTTCTGCCGTCAATTTTGACGAAGCTAACGAAGCATATACTGCTCGTTATAACCACGAAACAATCGCGCTTGCGTTCTCTATAACGGAAGAAGCGATTGAAGACAACCTCTACGACCGTCTCGGTTCACGCTATACGAAGGCGCTTGCGCGTTCTATGGCTCACACCAAGCAGGTTAAAGCTGCATCTGTGTTGAACACTGCGTTCACTGCTGGTGCAACTGCTGGTGGTGACGGTGTTGCACTTTGTGCGACAGACCACCCGCTAACCAACGGTGGTACGTTTGCCAACGAACCGACAACTGCGGCTGACTTGAACGAGACTTCTTTGGAAGACGCGTTGATCAGCATTGCTGGTTTCGTTGACGAGCGTGGGTTGAAGGTCGCCCTGCGCGGCACCAAGTTGGTCATTCCACGTCAACTGCAATTCGTTGCAGAGCGTTTGATGGTTTCAAACTTGCGTGTTGGCACAGCGGACAACGACACTAACGCCATCCGGTCAATGGGTATGTTGCCAAACGGTTATGCCGTTAACGACTTCCTGACTGATCCAGATGCGTTCTTCGTCATGACCGACGCACCTCGTGGTTTTGTCCACTTCGAGCGTTCTGCTTTGTCCACTAACATGGAAGCAGACTTCGACACTGGCAACATGCGCTTTAAGGCTCGTGAACGCTATAGCTTCGGCTTCAGCGATCCACGCGCAGTCTTCGGTTCACCCGGAGCGTAAAACGTGCTATAGTCTGGGAGGGTACTTTCATATACCTCCTCCCAAACTGGGGGCTACTTCGGTAGCCCCTTTCTTTTTTTGTCTGGTGTGATATTCTACATCTGGAGCAATAATGCTCGGTATAGATTTCATGGTCTTGCAAGCCATGGGAGTTGACCTCGGACACGAGAGGAGAAAAACATGGCTACTACAAATTTTTCAGGACCCGTAAACTCAACAAACGGTTTTATCGGGGACATCAAAGTTCCAACATACACTGTGGCAAACGCACCTTCTGCTTCTGATGCAGGGGCGGGGACAGTTGTATTTGTGTCTAATGGCGCAGCAGGTTCTGCAATTTTGGCATTTTCCGATGGTACAAACTGGAAGCGTTCAGATACTGGCGGAACAATCGCAGCAGCGTAAAGGTGACACATGAGTAGATTTAAGCCTCCAAGCGCAGAAGAGCTTGCCGCTCGTGGGTTGGACCCTGATGGAAACCCCTTGAAAAAAGAGCGGGTACGAGCGCGTAATACTGACGGCACTCTAAAGGCGGACGATCCTTCTACTCCGAATGTAAATGAAGCGTGGGAGGACGCGCCCGTTAAGAAAAAGCGCGGACGCCCACCTAAGAAGAAGGATTAAAGCATGGCTGGTCCAGTAACAGCATATAACTGGGTTCAAGGAACGACGGCTGCGGTTGTCGGTCCATCTCGTTCTCGTTTGCGTCAGGTCGTGATTTATGCGGCTGCTGCTGGTGCGTTCACGTTGAAAAACGGCGACACCAATGGCGGTGTTCTTTTGACACAGAAGTTCCCAACGGGGCATCATGTCATGAACATCCCTGACGATGGCATCATTGCAAGCAGTGGTGTTTTCGTTGATGCGTTCACGGGTGCGAGTAACGAACTTACGATCATCCTTTCGTAGGAGGGTCGTATGGCATACGATCTCCGTTCCATTACACAGGTTGGAACATCGGAGCCATTTGAGCTTCAGGTGTCCCGGGGGCAGATCCCCGGGCATCGTGTTCGTAATGTTTTTGGTTTTTCAACGGCTATAGGAACATCTTTTACAACTCCGTGGGAGTTGGGAAACACAGATGCATTGCCTTTAATAAGCACTGCTTCTCCGTTAGACGTTTCTAGTAGCGCAGCGGGAGACACAACACAGATTGTTCGTATCATAGGTTTAGATGCTGATTATAACGAAGTAGCTGAAAATATCAGCTTGAACGGCACGACAACTGTAACGACAACTAACAGCTATAAAGCGATTAATGACTTAGTTACGATATCGGGTAATTGTATTGGCGATGTAACCGCAAAGATTGGGGCTACTGTTTATGCTCAGATCACAGCGGGGACTGGTCGTAATCAAGCAGCAATATTTACGGTTCCCGCAGGTCATAGTTTTTACTTAGCTAGAATTGATGCTTTCTCGGCTACAGCTACTGGTGCAAGTAAGTATCTAACCTTTCTTAATAAGAACACATTTAGTGACGGTCGTGTGTTTAATGTAGCAGAAACTACTTTTGCCCAACGTATGGATATCATGCGTGTGCTACCATTTAAGGTTTCTGAAAAAACAACCCTTGAGTTTCAAGCAAAAACAAACAGTTCAACTGCCGAAGCAGGAATATTTGGTGAAGGCTTTTTACTTAAAGAACAAGGGAGCTTGTGATGCCTAAGATCGACAAGTCTAAGATGAAATGCAACAAGCCCAAGCGTCAGAAATCTGGCGGCAAGAAGTTTGTTGTAAAGGCATGTGACAAGGGAAAAGAAAAGATCGTCAGATTTGGGGATGCCAATATGACCATCAAGAAGTCAAACCCTGAACGCCGTAAGTCCTTCCGTGCGCGGCACGGTTGTGACAAAGGTACATTGGATAAACTAAAGGCCAAGTATTGGTCATGTAAGCAGTGGTAAGTAGAATGGATAAGAACGTACAGCTTTTGTTTTGGGGCACAGGATTGACACTAGGATCTGCGGGTCTCGTGTGGATGATTTCGACCCTACTTACGGTGGACAAGCGCACAGAAGTTATGGACGTTAAAATAGATCATTTAGTTCAAGCAGTAGAGAGTTTGACAGAAAGGCAAGCAAGTTATGATCAGTCGTGGACAGATGCCCTTTCAAATCTCCA